GTTTGTAAGAACAACTCTAATTCAGCAGCAAAACGAGCTTCATCTTCGTAGAACTCAGCAGATACAGGAAGAGTATCACCTACTTTTTTGATAGCGATATTCTTTTCAATGAAAGTAGCCGTAGACTCTGGGAAAGTTCCACCTTCTGCAATCATAGCAGCAGCTCTGTTAGTTGTAGACTCATCCCAATCAGAATAAGTAATTACACCGTTATTGTTAGAACCATCAACAGGAATTTTAGGGAAAATATCATACATAGATAGTTTTCTATGTGCTAATCTTTCAATTTCTGGTAATCTGTATGATTCAGTATTATCAGAGATAGAACCTCTTACTGTGTCAGCTTTTACTAAGATTTCAGCAGCAGAAACACCTTTAGCAACTGCTTTGATGTCGTCCATTTTTTGCTTTAACTCCTCAGCAGTTGAAAGGTTAGATTCTTTTTTAGCTAGGTTTGCTTCTTTCATTTTAGATACTTCTGATCCAAGTTTAACAACTTCGTCTTTAGCAGACTTTAGCTCTACTTCTAAAGCTTCTGTTTTTTCTTTAGCAGCTTTTACTTCTACTGCATTGTCATTGATTTGAGCCGCTTTTTCGTTAATTCCGTTGATAGCGCTCTCTAGTTGTGAGTTCTCCATTTTAGGATAGTTTTAAAGTGTTTAAAATATTTACATCTATTGTCGGTTCTTCTGCTTTTTCCTCAACGGCTTGAGTGCTTTGCGGCTCAAGTGCTTTTAGTCTAGCTTCCAAATCTTCAATTCTTTTTATAAGTTCTTCACTGTTTAATTCTGCATTCTTTAGGTCTAATAATGGCGTTTCAGAATTAGCCCCTAAGAAGTCAAGTGAAGAGTATTCTAATAGGTTTACTTCTTTTAGTGAAGTTATACCGTCTTCTATTGGTTCAGACTTAATAACTGTGTACCCTATACTGTGTTCCAACGTTTGGCCATTCTCAGCATAGAATTTATAATCACTAAATGTTTCAGCCCCTATTTGTTTATCTAGGTTAATCTTTGATACAATATCTAAACCTTTTTCACTAGCAACCATTTCTAAAGGAACTCCTATCGCTTGATTCCAAGAATGATTTTTAAGGTGTTTGATACGTGTCTTACCTAATGACTTAAAATCTGCGATAGTCTTATTAAATGCCTTTTTGTCCATAACATCACCGTATGAATCAACATTACCAAAGGCGCTAACTCTAATTTTTACTATTCCTTTTTCGTCTACATCTTCAATAGAAGACTTTATATCTAGTTTCTTACAATTCATATTAAATAGGATTTATAATTTTACCAGCCTCATCTGCTGTCATTCCATAAGATGCCATTAATATACCAATAGCTGATTCTTTAGGCATAGTTCCTTCTGCAACTGATTGAACTATTGTTACCATTGATGTAACTTGAGAACCGTTTAAAGACTGCATTTGAACTTCGCTGTTACCCGTTCCAACACCTTCTGTTATTGACTCTTCTTGAGGCTCTACATATTCATAACCTAGCGATTCTATTAAAGATTGTTTTTGATTTTCTTTTAAACTAGAATCGTTTGATATAGATAAAATAGTGTCTACCTCTGTTTTTTGTTTATCAACTTTAATGTTTTGGTCTTCTTGTAACGCTTCAATTTCGCTAACATCTTGACATATTTTAAGCTGTTTATTCTCATAAGATGAATAAGACGGTGTAATAAGTTCATTCATTACAGCTAATAACTTTTCATTATTAGGTATAACAGCGTCCGTATACATCAACTTAGTACCTACTTTTAGATTATCAAGTGTCGAAGCTGCTTGATCATTAAACAAAGTAGATGGAACAGCAAAAGCGTTACAAATATCTCTTAGGTCTAAGTCTTTAGCCTCAATCAAACGTAAATCAGTTGCAGACATTCCCAAAGGTTGTACTGTAACATTCTTATTAGTTACGATTGATTTATTGAAGTTTTGCGCCCCTCCTAGTATCTTATCTGATGCCTGTTGTAGCTTCTCTCTTTCATCAGGACTTAACGCAATATCAGAACCAGAAGAAATTATGTTAGTAGCCCCTCTGTTTTTGTATAATGAAGCTTGTGCTAGTTGTCTATTGTTAGAAGCTGTTAACGAGTTATACGCAGCTTGTAAAGGTGACAACCCTCTAAACGATTGTAACCCACATAGAGACGGGTTAAAGTACATACCGTGTATTAACTCTTCTAAAGGTATTCTTTCTTGATAACCATCTAATCTATCGAACTGATAGTAAGAAGGTAGATTATCAGTACCTAATTGAATCTGTACAAGGTTAGACGGTAGTAAATCAATCTCTGTAACAAGGTTAAACCCTCCTATTGTAGGCCTCCAAAACCAATCACCAGTATTTAACAAATAAAGCATCGTGTTAAAACGAAAGTCTTTACCGTTTGTATATTCGTTAGGGTTCTCTAATAAGTCATTAAGTGCTGAGTCTTGATCTATTACCCATTCATCAGAAGATGAGTCATAAGACTTTACAACAAATGGAACTGTACTAGATACTTCGCAAAGTTTCTTAATTACAGCGTATACATCGGTATTGGATACATACCCCTCATTAATAAGCTTGTCATCATCCTGCATTTGTTCAAATCCGTAATCTTTGAACCCATCCAAAATAAAGCCGTTATTGTTGTAACAAAAACCCTTTTCACTAATGTTATTGCTTGATTTAAAAAGCTTATCAAATAAACCCATTTAAAACTTTTATCGTTTAGATGTAAATATAGTAAAAAAATATTTCGTCAAACGATACCAAAACAAAATAATATTTGGGTTAATTAACTTTTAAGTGCTGAAACGCATATCGCATAGCGTCGATTAAGTGGTTATACTTATCAATAGGTATGCTAGAAGAACCGTTTACAGTGTCTTTAAATATCCAGTGATAGTTATTAAGCTCTGTTACTAGGTTTGATGACTCACCGCAAACTATCATTTTATAACCTTTTATTGATTGAAGCCCCGCAACAACAGAACCAGCCTTTTTCATGGTAGGTTGAGCGTTTATGTTGTCACTAATCAAATCATTTATAAGCCTCAATTCAGCACTATCACAAATAACTAAATCAGTCTTTACTATCTCATGGTATAAGGTCTTTAATTGGTCTGTACTTAGGTGTTTTTGGTATAGTTTTTCTTCTACGTATAACTTTTTGTTTTTACTATCTATTGCCACCTTTATCAATGTTGATGGATCAGCAGCAAAACCATAATCAGCACCGTATAAATAAGGTAAGGAAGTGTCAAACTCTCCACGCTCCCAGTTCTCAAATATTACTCCATCAGCCTTTAACTTCCAACCACCTAAAACAACGTGTTCATATTGTTTAGGGTCGTTTTCTTTCATGTCATTGAATGACTCTACAATATCTTCGTTTAGGTTATCAATGTTATCTAGGTATGTTGTATGTATGTATGTTGTGTTCTTAGTGGCCTTACCATTTAAAAACCACCTTTTATAAATCCAATTATCAACGGTTGCAGGGTTCATTATTAGAATGACTCTATTTTGTACCCCTTTAACCCTTACAGAATAATCTATTTTGTTAAATACCTCCTCATCTACTAACTCTTCTGCTTCATCCACTACAAAGTATGTAATACCCGTTAAAGACTTTAAAGATGCAGTTTGTACACCTGATGAAGTTTTAATCCCTTTAAATAGTATTTGACTTCCTGTGATCTTATTGGTGATAGTATCATTTGTTATTTCAAATGTTTCTGAGCCATAACCTAACGCCTCTAAACACTCTATAAATTGAGGTATGATAGATGTTTTGGCAGAAGTAAGGGTATAACGAGTAAAAAGTATTTTATGGCCTTTAGTAAAGGTTAAATTGACTAGAAATATAGTAATACTAAAAGACTTACCAGAACCACGCCCACCAGTACAAATAAAGTATCTATCACTGTTATCTATATCGAATAGAGGACCATACTTATCATTAATTACAACTGTTTTACTCATCTTTTTTCTTACTCTTACCCATAATGATAATAGGGCTTTCTGTACCTCCTATTAGTGTGTTTTCTTGTACGTCTTTAGGTTTCCCGTGTACGTGTTCATTAATGAATTTATAAGCGCCCTTAGGATCTACCTCACACCACTGCATAAGAAAGTTAACCTTTGCTTCGTCTTCGTCATCTTCTGACGTTAAACGCTTCATAACTTGATTAAGTATGTAGTTTTTCTTCTCTTCTACTTTAAGTGATTTACGCCCACTGTTAGGGTGTCCACCGTTATTTTTCCTGCCATCTGCCATATTGAAAAAACATTATTAGTAATTCACAAGATACAAAAAAAGCCCTACATAATAATGCAGGACTTCTAACCAATCAACATAAACTAATATTTTAAAGCCAGTTTACAGCTTTACAAGGCATTGCGCCCAACTGATGACATTCAAT